GGCCAAGGATTTATTAGATGGCAATTAAAAACAAAGAATCGTACCGTGATAACCCCCTACTGAAACGGGTAGGTGTTCAGGTTAATTTTACGGAAGAACAGGTTGAAGAATACATTAAGTGTTCTAAAGACCCAATTTACTTTGCCAAATACATTAAGATTATTACTCTTGATGAAGGTGTTGTGCCTTTTAAAATGTATGACTTTCAAGAGGACATGATTAACACGTTCCATAATAATCGTTTTACTATTATGAAATGTCCTCGCCAGGTTGGTAAAACTACCACCACAGTTGCATATCTTCTTTGGACTATTCTGTTCCAAGATTCACAATCAATTGCAGTTCTTGCCAACCGTGGTGAAACTGCTCGTGGTATTCTAGGTAAACTTCAGTTGGCTTATGAAAATCTGCCGATGTGGTTGCAACAAGGTGTGGTTGAGTGGAACAAAGGTCGTGTTGAATTGGAGAATGGTTCTGTAATCATTGCATCTTCAACATCAGGTTCAGCGGCTCGTTCCGGTTCGTTTAACATTGTATTCTTGGATGAGTTTGCTTTCGTACCATCTAATATTGCCACCGACTTTATCACATCCGTGTATCCAGTTATTACTGCTGGTACCAAAACTAAGATTATTATTGTTTCTACTCCCAATGGTATGAATCTTTTCTATAAGATTTGGACCGATGCAATCAATAAAAATAATAACTATGTTCCATTTGAAGTTCATTGGTCTATGGTACCGGGTCGTGATGAGGCTTGGAAAGATGAAACAATTCGAAACACCTCTGAATACCAGTTTAGGCAAGAGTTTGAAACTGAGTTCTTAGGTTCTAGTAATACTTTGATTTCTGGCCAAAAGTTACAACAATTAGTATTTAAAAACCCTATTGCGGTGCATGATAAGATTAATATCTATGAGCATCCGGTCAAAGAAGATGGTGAAAAACTTAAAGACCATCTATATGCAATAACGGTGGACGTGTCAGAAGGTCGAAATTTGGATTGTTCTGCGTTCTCGGTATTTGACATATCGACCACACCTTATCGACAAGTGGCAACCTATAAGAGTTCATCGATTTCACCTATACTGTTTCCAACTATTATACATAATACAGCAAGATACTATAATGATGCTTATATTTTGGTTGAGATTAATAACAATCCTCAGGTAGCCGATGTTATTCATCAAGATTTAGAGTATGAAAATCTATGGAAAGTATTTACAGGTAACAAACAACCACAACAATTGTCATCCGGTTTTGGTCGTGGAGTTCAAATGGGTGTCAAAATGTCACCAGCAGTCAAGAGGGTTGGTTGTTCTACACTCAAAACTCTGATTGAAGGTGACAAATTACAGATAGTTGACTTTGATACTATCTCAGAATTAACCACTTTTGTAGCCAATAAGACCTCTTTTGCGGCTGAAGGTGATGCAAACGATGACATGGCCATGACTTTGGTACTGTTTGCGTGGGCAGCAACACAAAAGTATTTTAAAGAAATAGTTAACCACGATATCAGAAAACAGATTCAGCTGGAGAATATGAACCAGTTGGATGAAGAAGTTTTACCTGCACCTATCATAGAAACTGGTACCGACAGACCAGGATTTGAAGTTTATGATGGTGATGTATGGGAAGTACCTGATGGTGGAGAAGTTTATGCAGGCTTTATGCGAGATGTAATGAGGAATCTCTAAATATGGCCTTTGATAAATATTATCATGGTATTCTAACTGCCAATACAACATCATATTCAAGGAGATAATCAAATGGCATTCCAAATCTCTCCAGGCGTAAACGTATCCGAGATTGACTTAACAACGGTCATCCCTTCGGTACAAACTACTGCCGGTGCTTTTGCAGGACCTTTTGTATGGGGCCCAGCAAATTTAAGAACTACGGTTGATAGTGAAATCACACTAGTCAGCAAATTCGGTAAACCAGATAACAACACTGCTACTTCATTCTTTACTGCCGCTTCGTATTTGGCATACGGTAATAATTTAAAAGTTGTTCGTTCTGTTGGTGCAAATAGCTTTAACGCTAAAGCAAATACTTCAGCCCCTGGAGTTCAAATTGCAAACGAAATATACAATGCTTATGTTAACACAGTTGACAACGCAAACGCTTTAGGTGCTTTCGTTGCTCGTTATCCAAGTGCTTTGGGTAACTCTTTAACAGTTTCTATTATTGATTCTGCAAGTAACTATGCAACATGGAACGTAAATAACGTTTTGGTTGGTTCCTATTTTGGTGGCGCACCTGGTACATACGGTCAAGCTACTCAAGCCGGTGCCGCTAATGACGAAATTCACGTTGTTGTAGTTGATGCTGGTGGCTTGTTCACTGGTGTTAAGAACACAGTTCTTGAAACTTTCCCATACCTATCTAAAGCTACTGACGCTACTGATTCTTTGGGTAATTCAAATTACTACAAAACTAAGATTTTCAATAATTCAAAATACATCTATGCTGCTGACCATCCTGACTATGCTAATACTAGATTGTCATGGGGTAACACATTTGCTGCGGGCGGAAACTTTGCAACATTAGGTAACACAGCAACTAAACAAGTTACTACCGCATTGGCTGGTGGTACCGATGATGTTCCAACTATTGCAAACTTAAACACTTCATATGGCTTGTTTACAAACTCAGAAGATGTTGATATTTCTTTAGTAATGACTGGCGGAGCAAACACCGTTGTTCAACAGTATGTTATTGACAACGTTGCTGGTGGAAGAAAAGATTGCGTAGCTTTCGTTTCTCCTCCTTCATCTACTGTTGTTAACCAATACGGAAATGAAGCTGCAAACATTTTGGCTTGGAACACAACATTGGCACGTTCATCTTCATATGCCGTTGCTGATTCTGGTTGGAAGTATATGTTTGACAAATACAACAACATCTATCGTTACGTTCCATTGAATGGTGATATTGCTGGTTTGTGCGTAAACACAGATAACATAAGAGATCCATGGTTCTCACCTGCTGGTTTCAATCGTGGTAATGTTAAAAATGTAGTTCGTTTGGCATACAACCCAACCAAAACCGACAGAGATAATCTTTACGCTGTAGGTATTAACCCTGTTGTTTCTTTCCCTGGACAAGGTATCGTTCTTTACGGAGATAAAACACTACAATCTAAACCTTCTGCATTTGACCGTATTAATGTTCGTAGATTGTTTATTGTATTAGAAAAGGCAATTGCAACTGCTGCTAAGTTCTCATTGTTTGAATTTAACGATGAATTCACCCGTGCTCAGTTTGTTGCATTAGTAACTCCATTCTTGCGTGATATTCAAGGTCGCCGTGGTATCTATGACTTCCGTGTTGTTTGCGATACTACAAATAATACAGACCAAGTCATTAGTTCCAATCAGTTTGTTGGTGACATCTATATCAAACCTGCTCGTTCTATCAACTTTATTCAGTTGAACTTCGTTGCAGTAAGAACTGGTGTCGATTTCACAGAAGTCGTTGGTAAGTTCTAATAAATAATACAACGATATAGGAGATTACAAATGGCATTCAACGTAGCAGAATTTAGAGCGAATATGATTGGTGACGGTGCCCGTCCCAATCTATTTCAAGTAACATTAACCTTTCCATCTATTGCCGCTAACGGTACAGCTGCTGGTCAAAAAGCAACATTTTTGGCCAAAGCTGCACAGTTGCCTGGTTCTACTATTGGTCAAGTTCCAGTTTACTACTTCGGTCGTGAATTGAAATTTGCTGGTAACAGAACTTTTGCTGACTGGACATTACAAATCATTAACGATGAAGATTTCACAATCCGTAATTCTATTGAATCATGGATGAACTCAATCAACAGCCATTCGGGTAATCTCCGTAATGCTGCTGCTATGAGTCCTTCTTCTTATACAGTTGATGCTACAGTTACTCAATACGGTAAAGCTGGCGATGCTTTGAAAACTTACAAATTTGTTGGAATGTATCCACTCGATTTGGCACCAATTGATTTAGATTGGTCATCAAACGACACTATTGAAGAATATGGCGTAACATTTGCCTATCAATGGTGGGAAACTGATACAACTAGTTAATTTTTATTATTTTACGGAAGAGGTTTCGGCCTCTTCCATTATGTTTTTTTTGATTTGGAACTAAAATACTATGGCAAACAAATTCTCACTTTTCGGTTTTACAATTGCTCGGAACAAGGATGAAGAAACCAAGTCCGTGGAGCAATCCTTTTCGCCGCCGGTAAATGACGATGGCGCACTTACTATTCAATCTGCCGCATATTATGGTACTTACGTTGACCTTGACGGCACAGCAAAAAATGATGTAGAACTTATTTCTCGTTATCGTGAAATGGCCATGCAACCAGAAATTGAATCAGCAATTGATGATATTATTGGTGAAGCAATCTGCCAGGACGATGATGGTAAAAACATTAAAATTATTTTAGATGATTTAAAGCAACCAGATAGAATTAAAAATTCAATTAAAGAAGAATTCAATACCGTTTTAAGGTTGTTAAACTATACCAATTTGGCTCAAGATATTTTTCGTAGATATTATGTTGATGGTAAAATGTTTTACCACATTATTATTGACAGAACAAAACCAAATGAAGGTATTAAAGAATTAAGATATATCGACCCACGCAAACTCCGTAAGGTGCGTGAAGTCAAAAAGCAAAAAGATGAAAGAACCGGCGTTGAATTGGTTAACATCATCAATGAATATTACATCTTTAATGACAAGGTGACTTCAGGTTCATCGCAAAACTTTGGACCTATCGGTACACGCATTACAACCGATTCCATCATTGCCGTGGTTTCTGGCCTCATGGACAGTAAACGGGCAGTAGTGTTATCATACTTACACAAAGCAATCAAACCACTTAACCAGTTAAGGATGATTGAAGATGCTACCGTCATTTATCGCATCAGTCGTGCTCCCGAGCGCCGCATTTTTTATATTGATGTGGGTAACCTTCCGAAATTAAAAGCCGAACAGTACCTCCGTGACATC